GCCAGGATGTCCGTGGACATAATGATCGGCTGCGGCCCGGAACCGGCGGTTGCACGACCCTGGAGGCCCAGCCTAGCGACGTTGCAGGTCTGATATTCAAAGACGTTCGCCACTCGGTCAATCAGGACTCCAAAGTCCGTAAGAGTAAGTTGCGGCTCGATTGCCACGGAGCCGTCCGCTTCTCCAAGAGCTCTTGCGATCCAATGGATAGCCTCGTCGTGCGTAAGTTCGGTGACGACTTGTCCGGCGCAGATGTACTGCGCGAGCCTGGCTCTGCCGACGAGTCGATCAAGGCTGCCGGTCAAACCTTGTCCGTGGATTACGCTGCCCTTCTTTTGCAGGGTCTCGGAGACGAACTCGGTGATGTAGTCCGCAGAGCCCCAGGTGTAGGGAGGCGTTCCTGTCTTGGAAATCATCCTGGCGCGAACGCCCATTGAGGCATTGCAAGTCATGTCCTACTCCTAGTTAGGTTCTACCCTCTCTGACCCAGCACCGGAGCACCATAGTTCCGATGTCGTAGTCTCGGCGAAGGATGTCTTTTTCACTGTAAACAGTTCCTGGCTCCACGCGCACGTGAAAGACCACTTCAATTCCGGTAACGCAGGAATCGTTGATGAAATCCTGTCTTACCTTCTCTCTCCAATGGAGCCAGCGGTCCATGTGCTCGACCCACTCTCCCGGATCGTTCTGCACGAACGTAATCGCTACTCCGTATCCGATGTCGTCTCTGTCGTTGACACCCCTGCCGATTCTCTCTCTCACGGGGTGAATGGTAATCCCTCGGTAAAACTGCTCTCCGTCGGTCGGCAGCTTTCTTACCTGCACGTCCGAGTTGTCGAGTCCGGGGAGATTCAGTGCCCGCACTCGGTCTCGTACTGCAATCATCGCGTCCAGGAACGTACTGGTGAAAGCCATTAGCCGCTATCCGTTGTAACCTGAACTCTCGAGAACGGGTTGTAGTAAGCATTACTGCCGTCAATGGTCGAGGTCACGTCCGCTTCCTTGGCGAGTGCCAGCGCCATCATGGCGGCAGCCTGTCTCGCGGCGACGGTATTGTCATACCGCTTGCTCAGTCTGGAGAACGAGAGCTCTGCGAATCTGTGCAGTGCAGTAAGCATGGCGTTTCCGCGAATGTCGACGAGATCGCTGATCGAGTACAGAACGGATGTATAGCTCGAACTCGCCGGCGTTTGCAGCACGAGATTGGTGGCGTCCGTCACCGACTCGATGATGTGTTGCTCGACGAAAGGACCAGAGTTTGCCAGCGAGGACCCTGCCAGCCCCACCGGTATCGCGGTTGTGGTTCCGATCCGAAAGACGGAGCCGGCCATGCTGGAATCGAACGCCGTACCGGTCCCAGACACCGCCGTTGATCCAGAGGCTATCGTCACCGTGCCATCGGCTACGCTCTCGTTCCTTAGCGGGTGTGCGACCCTGAAGTATGAATACTGGTATGTCCGAACCGTCGACGGAGCAGGAACCAGGATGATCGCCATTCGTCCTGGGTTTGCAGGATCTCCTCGAATAGTGAACTGCCATGCCGTATCTGGGCTATCGTAAACGAACGTCGCGATAAGATCATTTAGGTCGACGTCGACGTTTCTCATCTCGTACTGATTGACGAGGTCGATCAGCCTCCCTATTTCCCGAAAGTCCTCGGGAAGAGTGAACGCCTGCTTGAACACAGTGTATGGAGTAAGGGCAGGAATGTCTGCCCCCGGCGTCTGGCTGGCAACAATGCTGAACGTGGTGTCGGACAGTCGTTTGTCGATCGGGAAGGCTGTGTCGTTGTATGTCGACGTTCCGAACGTGACATAGTAGCCTGCGAGGTCCGACGGGAGGGTACCGCCCGTAATCGTAGCGGTTCTAGTGGACTCAGTATATGCAGCGGTACCAGTACGGTAGGCAGCCGTCGACGCAAAAACCCTGCGGTCGTATAGATATTTCCACTGTGCCGCATTTGTCAGGTCCCTATATGCTTCAAGTGCGGCTCTACGGGCGAGTCTCTCGATCCTGCCGCCGTCTCGACTCTCTCCGAAGACGTCGATAATGTGATCGACCAGGTCTTGGTATGTAGTCAGGAGGTCCGTCGCCATGGTGTCGCCTTGATCTGTAAAATAGTCTGGATTATGGTGGAAGGAGCACCAACTATCTATGCTCTTTTCAAGGAGACTCGCAATGGATATGAGCGCCGCTATTGGCGGGGCGTACGGGCGTCCTATGGCTTATGGCTACGTCCGGGCCAGCACTGACCGACAAACACTCACTATCGCCGCACAAAAACGTCGAATCGAGGATGCGGTAAGAGGCCGAGAACTCATGCGGGACTGGCCTTACGGATGGGGAGGCTGGTTCGAGGACGCTTCGATCTCTGCTTCGATCGACTGGTTTGAACGGCCGGAGGGCCAGAATATCGTTCGGACCGTCAAGCCCGGAGATGTTATCGTCGTGGCGAACTTCGACCGCGCCTTCCGGTCCGTGAAGAATCTATGCGAAACCCTCGCAACACTGCAAGAGATGAACGTGTCGCTGTGGCTGTTGGACATGCAAGTCGACACGGGAACAGCCATGGGGCGTGCCTTCGCGCAGATGTTCGCCGTTCTAAAGGAGTACGAGCTGCGAGAGATTTCCAGGCGCACCCGCGAAGTGTCCCTAGACAGGATCAGGCAGCGGAAACCAGGGGGAGGAAACTACGCTCCGATAGGATGGAGAAAGCAGGGCAAGAAGGCGAGGGCTGTGTGGGTCCCCTACGAGATCGAGCGTCGGTGGTGTCACGTCGTAGTTCGCATGCGGCATATCCACAACCTGAGCTTCGACAAGATTCAGAAACTCACGAAGAAAGCCAGGAAGTATCGTGGCACCTTGATCTCTGAATGGTCTCGTCCAAAATTGTTTAAGGCATACGTGGCTGCACGAATTGGATTCCCTATCTTGTTTCCTAATGAGCTGCCTTACCCTGAGGCGCTCGGGATTTACCGTTCCTTCGGTGGAGACAACGAATACGATCCCTCAGTTCGGATCGTGTCCTTTGAGGATCGTTTCGGAGTGCAGCAGCAATTTGTGGTTCGTCCCTTGCCAGATTTCGCACGTATTCCGCCTCAATATCCGGTGCCATCTCTTTACGTGTCGGGGCTTCGGGATGAGCCTTATGGCTCACTAAACCCTCTGCGTTTAGGTTCTTCTTCTTGCACACAGCCTTAACGTCGTCAACCGTTGAGACCCAGGCGTCCGGGTCGTTAGGGCGTCCGAGACCACCGACATAGTATTTTCCGGAGGTATTAATCCCGGCACGCTTTGCGATCTCGATGTAGCGACGCGTCATCGGAGTGAACTGCTCCATGACGTAGCGTCTCTCAGCTTGAAATGTTCGGTCGGTGTGTCGTGTCATCGGACAACGGCGGCACGCACACATGGCCGACATTCTGAACGATTCCCCTTTTTCCATCATCAACAAGAAGATGTCTACTGCCTCTTCTCCACGGGACTCGATTTCCCGCAACGCCATTGAGACTTCGGCCTCTCCGACTCCACAGGACTCCGAAAACTTGACGACGTCGTCTTCCTCGAACGCGATTAAGCTACCACACCGGACGTTCATCTGTCACACGAACCTTTCCTATTACGCTTTCCGTAAATGCCTTGCCGGTCCAAGTCACAGGGCAGGGCGAGCAGTAGTGTTCGATTTTCGATCTCTCCCTGGATACAATCCTCTCCGGAGAGACTGAGTCTCCTAGAGGGTGTGAGACAATCACCTGCCCCCTGGCAGCAACAGCGCCGATCATTCGCCGGCAGACTTGCAACGCAACCGGGTCTGGTAGCGTGTGCAATACATGACATAGCAACATTCGTTCACAGACGGTGTCGAGGTATCGCACCAGCCCCGCATCAGCCTTGTAGACATTGATGTTATCCAGCTTCGACATCTCGATCAGCACGCGACTCGCATCAACCATGTCTTGGTTCTTGTCAAACGCTTCTATCTGTGAACTGGGGTGCAGTGCCGCTACCATAATCGACGTAATAGCGATTCCGCATCCTACGTCAACGAGTCTCTTAAAGCCAGGACGGACCGATGTGGCCACGTATGCCGCCCGTTTCCCGTGCAGCCTAATGTACCTCTCTATGTAGTCGTCTACTTGAATGTCGTCGATTGTATTATCCGACAGCGACGGCGTGCCACGCACGGACCTCGCGAGCATGTGAGTGAGCCCCAGGAGGGCCTTCCTGCAATCTCGCCTGCTAATTGCTTCCATTCGCTCCACCCATAACACGCGCACGCTTCTTTAGCAGGGACAACTGTGTCTGCAAGACCTGCTTTTTTGCCCTCAGGTCTTCGGACCGGCCATCTAATTCCATTCGTTTCAACTGAATGTCAAGCTGGTCCTTTTGCTTCTGCATCTCGGCCTGTATCTGTTTGACTTGTAGATCGAGTTGTTTGAGCTGGGCCTGCATCTGTTCATCCATGCCGCTATCGCCGCCCTCTCCTCCGCCCTGCTCTGCTTCCTGTTGTTGTTGAACGTGCTGCTGGAACATCTCGGGGTCGAGCACAAATTTGTCAACCGGAACATCCAGAGCATCACCTATTGCCTCCACATAAGCGTTCCATGGATCGACTACTCCCATTTGAGCGAACGATTGAAGCATCGGGACGATAACCTGCCCAAGGTCATTTAGCGCTCTCGCCTTCCCGGCTTTGTTTAGTTTGCGGGCTGAACCGGCGGCTACGATGTAGCTAAAATCTCTGACGACATAATCAAAGGGCGTTGAATCAAGGTATTGCATCACGATTCTGGTGGCCAGTTTTCCAACTACCGGCTCTATGTCCTCAGGCTTTGCGAGCCAGCACATTGTCGCCATTTCTTTTTGAGCGACAGTTGCCATCCATCGCTCAACGGATTCAGCCATGTCGTCCGGGCGAATGTTCGTTCTATCATCTCTTACCTCGGCTTCGGTTGCACTGCGAATTTGCTTGTTGGTGAGTCCGTAGAGCAAGTCGGTCAGACCGGTCCTCTTGTCGATAAGCTGCATAACCTCGGCGACCATCTTCCAGATGTCCGCGTTGAAGTTTGGTGCATCGAGGAAGTTGACCAGGTCCTTTACGCTCCTGCCGGTCATCTGACTTATCTCGATGAGCTTGTACGGCGTCTTTCCGGTCGTGAGTTGCCGCTTTATCTCATTCGCCGCTTCCTTCGCGGCCACGACGTACGTCGTGCTCGCAGCCGCTACCTTGTCTGCAAGGAACGACATGCACCAGTTGATGAACCGGAGCTCTCCAATCGCCGGTTTGATAATCGAAATCGGCCAAACGCTTCTGGGTTTCGAGTAGAACCAGAGAGGCGTAACCGGCCATTTGTCGTCCATCCAAAACGGAATTGGCCACTGCACCCTTTGGAAAACCTTCTGATCGTCCTCTTGCAGTAAGACCTCGCTCGGCAGATTAAGGGGGAACGGAACGCCCTTCGCCACGACGATGCGAGTATTTGGTCCAAAGCTGCGAAAATCTAGCTTAATCTTGAGCTGTTCATCCTGAACCTTAGATATTTTCAGACGGTCTCCGAATCCGTTTCTCGAGTAGACCTCCCAGTATTCGATCAAGTCGAAGGTCGTCCCTGATACTGACTGGTTCCGACGCTTGTTTCGATTTCCCTGTCCTTTGAGCTCCGCTTGAGTCCCGGCGCTCTTGAGGTTCCCATACTTCTTTAGTCTGCCGTCCTTCAGGTTGAATCTCTCTTCGACTACATTGGTCGGTGCGATATGTCGAATTGCAATCCACTGGACCTCGTCCCAGTACATCGCATCCGGGTCTACAACGAGGTCGTCTACGGAGATAAATCGCGATCTGGGCATGCTGATCTGGGAGCCCGGAGGCGAGATCATCTCTGTTTGAAGCAGCCCCATGCCCTTGATAATGGCCTCCGTTATTGCCATTCGGGCATGGGTCTGCTTGTCTGTTTCCCTCTGGACCCAGTTCACGTAATGCTGCTTGACTTTCGCGAGAGCGTCTCGCATGCCTCTAGCGGCAGCATCAGGAGCGATCATCTGCTGGTACGCCTGCACCTGGCTTGGGTCATTAGGGTTGATTCCTAGGGCCTCAGGTGGAATGTCTGGGAAGCGTACCGGCGTCACTTCGATCTGTGGATTGCGGTGGTACAACGCCGGACCGTATAGTGCGACCGCTTCAAAGACGCGATTTACCGTCATGCGGAACATAGGCATCACGGCGTCATTGTCTTTGGACAGATAGCCTCCTGTGCCTTCAGAATATGTCGTATTCCACATCCAGTTGTGCGGGCCGTCGAAAAACTTCGTTGCCTCGGCGGCGTACTGACCGAACTCCTGCCACTTTACTTTGGCAGCCAACTCTATTTTGGCCAGCCATGCGGTGACAATCGGTTTGATCGGGTTGCCGATCGCGTCAACGTCTGTAACTGCCGTGCCCTGCACGAAGTTATTGTCGCCCATGTTAGTTCTCATTCATTCTGTGCCGAGAGTTTAGACTCAGCCTGTCGGCGAAACTCGGCAAGGTATTGCTCGCTGGTGATGTTCTGACTGACAACACCCTCAGCCTGAGCTCGGCTAAAGAGAGCATCATACGAGAGACGGAAGATTTCTTTTCTTTCCGCCCCAGTCGTCTCCATCATTCGATTGGCCAGCCACATCCTCGCGGCGGATTTTCCTGTGGCCGGAGAACCGCTGCGAGGCTTCTTGTCTTTCTGCCCCTTTTTTCTTCCTCTCGGGTCACGTGGGACATTGTGAACCACTCTCTCAAGGTCAGATAGTCGCTTGGTCAACGCGGAAAACCTGTCCTCGAGATCGCTGATTCTCGCTTTCATTGCATGGGCATCAGAGATTGTGCGCTTGTGTTCGTCGGTAAAGTCCCACGCACCTGACTCTCTCTGGTCTGCGTTTAATGCCAATTTTGGGTCTTCAATGTGTCGAACCGCGTCTTGTCGCTGGCCATTGGGAAGCATGAGCGTTACATTCCTGTGCCCGGCCTGTAGGACGTATCCGACCTGGGCTCTCCTGCGGTCCTTTACCCCAGTCTGATAGTAAATCACCGGTGCCCCAAGATGCGGCTGCGGCATCTGGTATTTCTGGATTCGCTCGATCATTTCCGGTGTCAGCTCTTTTGGGCCAATGTGGTCCTGTGCAAATGCAGTACTCATTAAGATTCTCCGGTAGGTCCGAGGGTAATGTAACTCTTGGACTGCCCACTCGTCCGAGCGGCGCGTTGAGCAGCCCGTGCCTGGCGTGCCATGATAGCACGTTTTGCGTAAGACATGGCCTTCGGCTTCGCCCTGGGAATGACGTATTGAAGTCCATGGGCCGCAGCGTACTCCAAGCACTCCACGGTGTGAGTGTTTGCGCGCCGGTCTCCGTCGTCCGACACGATCCACTGCAATCCCATGCGAACGCGTCTCTTTTTGAACGTCGACAGCTCTCGCACGGTGTTCGGGCATCTGAGGTGATCTACGTATAGAGTTGGGGTCCCGTCCCTCCGGACGCGCAGCCACTCTCGCAGAGCCTCCTCGCGGCTCTTAATCTTATCTGACCCTGGGATAAAGTAGGCTCCCGTCTCCACGCAGGATATTCCCCTCATTTTCAGCTCGTCTGTATATCTCTCCACTGGAGTTTGACCGGAACCGATTTCGCGAAGCATGCCGCCGTGCATGTCGATGATAAATCTCTGAATATACATTTGAGCAGCTTTTCTCTCGACTGCCTCGCCGAACATCTTGGCGTCGCACAGTCTCAAGTACAGCTCGTCGAAGCAGACCTTGTAATCTCCCATCATGGGAGGCGGGGTCGCTACGAACAATACGGCGCAGACGGTGTGGCCCGGATCGACGATCATGTCTATACACCAGTCGTCCGGAGGAGCTCCGTGCGACTCGGCCAGAAGGGCCTGGATTGAAGAAGCGTTTTCCTTGTCGGATTGCGCGCAGTGGACGTACTTGTTAAACTCTGGGTACATCAAGATCGTGTCCTGAACGACCTCGCCGTAGATGCGTTTCCGGAGAACGTCCTCCCCTTGGGCCGCCCAAATTTTAATGTTGGCCTCTCGTGATTTCGCGGGATAGAACGGATTATCGAAGACGCTCGCCCTGAGGCAGATCGTCGTGCGTTCCTTTTCCGGTATGCCCTGCTGCTCCTCATCCTCGGCGCGAGCGATCATCCCCATGATGTCGTCGTTCCTCGCGTGGGGCAGTGCCGTCCATCGAATGAGACCTTTGGGGATTGCGGTACGACCGATTGCCTCTTCGTACCAGCCCGGAGTCGCGGTGTCCTCGTCGATGTGATAAAGATTGACGTCGAAACCTTGGGCTTGTGACGGATCGCCGGCCGAGTTGCACGCGTGGATTTCCCAGCCGGTCGTGAGCCTTGCGATGGAAAAGACGTGTTCGCTTTTCTTTTCCCAAGAGAATCCGTCGATCATCCTAGGTGGAATCATCGGTGGTGCGGGTTTCGCTTCCGCCTCCCGGTCCTCGTCTCCTGGATGTCCAAGTACGATTTCGTCCTTTGGCCAAGCACGGTAGACTCGCCACTCTCCGGTCGCTCGGTCTCTGATGATGCGAAACGACCCTGCGCGAAAAAGCAGTTTATGAATGACGCGACCGACGTGTTTTTCTCCGTATCCCAGACAGAGAACAACTCCGTCGCGTTCCGGGTATTTCTTAAACGGGTCTTGCGCGGTGGCCGCTCTAGCGTCCTCTGCAAATCCGGCGATCGAGTTGTGGGTTACGATATAGTTTTCCATTATGTACGTGCCGTCGGGAGAGTCTACCGTGATACAACGGCATATCGCGTTCCCGGCCGGCTCGATTGTCTCGATGTATCTACCGAAGTATGGAGAGAGCCGCTTTCGTCCTTGCCAACGTCTCGTCTTTCTCTCCAGCATGAAAGGGCTTGCGATAGTCAGGTCCACCCTGACCACCGCCATGTTCATCACTTTCTTTCTCGGGAGAGGTTTGTCGCAAAGCTTTCTTCTCTTTCGGAAGTCGAGACGAGTCTGACGAATTGAAGTCTCCTTCCATCGGATGTACGATTTTCCACCGAGAGACCGGACCAATTCGACGACATTGTTGGCGAGCATCGGAGAGTTGGTGTAGAAGTAACAGTGGCCTTTTTTGTCCGCTGTCCCGTCCGTGTCCATGAGGCCGCGAAGCAACTGAAGTCTATCCGCAATAGACGATCGCATATACTCTTCCGGGATGAACTTCTCGACCGACCTCGTCCCCATCAGCCCAAGTTCCTTTAGTGCGGTTTTCACAGGGCTGGGCTTTCCTGTTGTGCAGTTGTGATGAGCGACGAGCCCGTACGCTCTGGCCTTCGAGCCTTCCACCTCCTTTCTATACGTCACCTTTCCGATAGTGCAGAGTTCTTCCACGTTCTCCGCGATCTCCCTGTCTTCCGTCGTGAAAGACACGCTGTCGCACGATATGCTGCCGTCTCCGAGAATAACTCCGAGTGTGTAGGGGTCCATCGGGAGATTGCCGCCGACAAAATGGACGGGGCTACACGGAATGATCGGCCTCTTCGACGGTCTGGGCGTAAAGCCGTCGAACTCGATGATGTCGTCCAGCGGCAATACGGTAAACGCGTCCGGTTTGTAGTAGTCGTGAGAGGGGAACTTCTCGTGCTTCTTGATCTTGCACTTCCACAAATGATCGCCGGTACACACGGCCGTCGCGCGATCGTCGAACGTGACTCGGTACACGGCCATCCATCCTCGCTCGTGGATGTGAGTGACCGTGCACGGCAGTCCGTCGCCCGAGATAACGGTACTGCCGACAGAAAGGCTCCCCATCGGGACGAATCCGTCCGGGGTCAGGACTTGCCCATACAAGGGCTGTGCCCCGCCGGCGCGATTCCCTTTTACTATGATGCACTCCTTGTTTGCACACTCATGGAAGCGTTGCTGAAACGGAAGCGGCCGGTATAACTTGAGTGCTTCAACACGACGATTGGCGGCCTCTTGCAGAAGTTTGAGATACTCCTTTTTCTCAAAGGCCGTCATGTCGGTAAAGGCGTCAAGCGTCTCCAGCGGCCGGCCTTGTCTCACCATCTTCTGGATGTGTCTGATCCTCTCGGACGACATGGGCGACTCCGTCTTCTCCTACGACCGAGATCAACTTTCGCGATCGTCTGACGATCTCTCGTTCGATGTCGGCATCGTTCAGTAGTTCGAGCGGAAGCTCGGCTCCGCCGCTTTCAGTAACCTTGATGCCGAGGGTGATAATAGACTGAAGCATGCGTTGCCGCATTTGCGATCCTGGTTTAGACATCAGGTAATTCGCCATAAAGTGTTGGGCGAATCCCGAAATACCTCCAAACACGTCGAGCAGCTTTTGGAACACCTCTGCGATGTGTGGAACGTCGCTTCCGTCCATGGCGAGCTCAGTGAGCAGCCGCACGGAATTGCTGTCGAGCGCGTCGAGCTTCGCCGCGATTGTTTTTCGTTCCTCGTCATCCTCGCGTTTTGCTCGGCATGCCTTGCACTGCAACCGCAGCCCGTCGTCTCGGCTGTTGTCGACGTCGAAGTATTGCGTGTTTGCAGGTAGTTGTTCTCCGCATACGTGACACATCTTCTCTCCGGTCTCCGTGCCGGGAAGAGGTGGAGGCTCGAGTGGTGGGTGGTCTTCCATATGTTTACTCCCAAAGAACAGATGGCGGCTGCGGAAACACCGACAGCCGCCATCCCCTCTCCCGCTACCAGAGGCGGTGCGGTTCGTGGTGGTCAAACATTATCACACGCGTGCACACATCTGGACCCATTTAAGAGTAGACGTGTCGGTGGCACCTGTGACACTCTCGAGTGCAAATCCGCACCAGTTGAAAGCATCTTCAGCAGCAGCTTGTGCATACAGGGAACCGGGAAGCGTCGCTTTGTCGAACCCGCCATTGGCGGTTCCAGCCGGAACGATTCTATCTCCCGGAGAGACATCGTTCAGCGACGCAGAAGCGGTCAGAAGTTTTGTGGGACCTTGGTAGATCCCCCAGAAGATGTCGTCGTCGGCCACGGTTTTTGTTCCGAGATACCCAGACACAGCCACGATCGGGAAGGTCGTAGTCGCCGTTGCCAGCGCCTCTGCCGTCTGAAGAACTCCGAAGGTATTAGTGACAGAGACTCCGAGCTGCACGAGTGCTCCGGCATTTAGCGCGGCGCCAGTCGTGTTTCTGAGTGCCATTGCACAGATCTGTGCTCCGACATACCGAGCCTTTGACCCTCGAACGCCTTGGTCAACTCGTTGAGACGGGAAGATGAACCTCTTCCCGAGAACCTCGAGATTGATGAGCGTTCCACTGTCATCTTTCCCCTGCATGGTTTCATGCAGTTCAAAAAGTGGATTGTCGTAAAACATAAAATTGGTCTCCCAAAATTGTTGCGGATATAACTCCAACCATACGCTGAAAGCGAGTGCTCAGACTCCGTCGATGATCTTGAAGAAATTGCGCGGCGAAGAGAACTTCATGTTCGACAGGGTCGACACGACCGCAACAAACGCTTGCGAATGGATGTCGTACTCGGGACCTTCCGTCCGGAGGAGCGTGTCATCCATCGACTTGAGCTCCATCTGGTTGTAGTTGATGCCGTAGACCGTGGCGGTCGGAACACCGACTTCCCAGGAGACTTCAACGCCGTCGAAGACAAAGACGTTTTTGAAACCGAGCGCTCGAAGGCTGTTCTCCGGCGTGATCCAAATTCGCTCCTTGTCGTCGATCAGATTCAGGAACTCGCGATAGCGGTCTCGCGAGCAAAGGATGTTGGTAATCTGGCCGTCGATGTTCGAGTTGCGTTGACAATGAATCAACGCCCATCGAGTGGCCTCGATTGCATTGGAGGCCCATCCGGTTCCTGTTCCGGTTTTCACTTCAGAGTTTGTGGTGTTCGCATTGAGCATCACTGGTGACCAAAAGTCGAACTCCGGATCGGCAAGGCCATCAGGCCACGTCTTTCCGCTCTCGTTTTCACCGCTATAGGAGCCAGGCGAGACGTTGAGTCCTGCGTAGGTCCCGTTCGGGTAGTAGACGAGGTCAGCAGCGTTGGCCGTTCTTGGAACCGCCCCAGCCTTTGTGGTGTCGATAGTCTGACCGGTCGTTCCAATCGGGAAGCACGATTCGATTCCGTGCCACGACTGCTCGTTTCCGGTGGCATTGCCATCAACGTAGTATTCAACACCAAGCGCCTCTTTGACTGAGGTCTCGATGCGTTGGGCGAACTGGTCGTACACCTTGACGATTCCTTCCGGTCCTCGATTGGACAGGAACTCTCGGTAGTACATTGCGTCCGTGGCTTGGTAGCCGCGAAACTCGAGGTTCGCCGTCTTCCACAGGTTGCGCCGTGCGAAGTTTCGGTGAGTCTCTCCGGTGTTTCCTTCGAGGACGTGAATCCTGTACTGGACGGGCCAGTCGAAGCCTTCACCAGAGTTGTTGTAGTTGACGCGCCCGTTCGATTCGAGCAGTGCGCCGATCTGATAATTGCGGAAGAACGCTTCTTCCACTTCCATGATGTGATGCGCGAGAGTCGTAGCCGAGCTACGAGAAAACGCGACTGGATTAAAACCTTTGTAGCTCATTGAGCACCTCTCTTTGTCATATCACGCCGTCGTGGCGTAACTGCTCTAGTAATTGTCGCCCCGGACTCAATGTTGAGTCTGGTTGGACTCCAGATTCTTCAGATCGGCTGCGAACCGCACCTCGATCCGACCTCGAGGGTGCGGAGGGCGACTGGTCCGTTGCCTGACGCCTGCGAACAGTCTCGCTCCTTAGTTGGTCCCTACCCTCTCCGGGTGCAGCGGACGGCTGGACACTTTGAGGAGGCTCGAACTGAGGCTGAGATGATCGCTGGGCGTCGAACATTGCCACCGCCAATTTCCACGCATCACGAGGATTGGCGACGCCGCTTCGTTCGACGTAACGGAGACACTCGATCATGTCCCGCCCATCGCTGGTCAATTCGGGCTGGCCCGTAACCGGGTCGTTGACGATTTGGCCGGTGATCGGATCGTGTTCATACATCCAGGCTCCATTGGCGCGTTGAATTTCCTGTTGAAACTGACTGATGTCTTGTTGCATCTCGCGGGTCTTAAACCGCTCATCCAGGATCGACTCAACCTCTTGTCGAATAACCTTTGGCAATACTTCTTGAGGGCGGCGCACGAGGTCGTCTGCCCACTGTTCGAGATACCTCTGATATGCCTCAGTGTTTTTGCGAACCTCGTCTGGAGTGTCTGGGGACCAATCTACCTTTGGTTGTCCATCCTCTCCTGGCGTGACCACTCTGTATCTCTCAATCCATTCCGGATTAAACTTCGGAGGGTTCCACCATCTCTCCTTCGTCTCGGCCTCAGGTTCCGCCGCCGGAGGTTGTTGAACAGGCGATCCCTGCTGCTGCGCTTCAAGGATTGCACGCTGACGTTCAAGCTCTGCTTGTGCTTTTGCGAGCTGTGCCTGCGTCTGCTGGTACCCATAGAGAAATGCGGCTGCGGCCTGATTCGGGTCTTCAACCTGCTCGAGACCAAGTTCTTTTGCTGCTTCGACAGCGTTGAATATACCTTGAGTCTCTGGCTCTGGCTCGGGTTCAGGCGTCGGTTCGGCAGGCGACTCCTCGGCACTTGGTTCCTCTGTCGACGGCGTAGACGGTTGGTCCTCGGACGGTTGAGGCTCAGTACCGTCCTCGGGCACAACCGTGTCTTGCTCGCCAAAATCCTGGCCCTCAAGTACAGGATGGGAACCAGCCTGGTCTTCGGCAGGCGCGTCTGTAGCTACTGGGTCCTGGTCTTGGACTGCGTCAGTGGTGAGTTCTTCGGCCATTACGATCTCCTAGGAAGCGGGAAAGGTATGTTGCGGCGGATAGTTTCAAATGTTGACCTGCTCTTTTCAAGCAAGCACTGCGTGACGACGCCCCCTACGTCCTTTAGTTCGTCCAGTTATATTGAAACCCAAGGACGCTCCAATAAGAGCCATCCCGAGTTTATTTGCTGTATCGGCTACCATTCCACTCGGAACAACGGCTTTGTTGATGATTTTCGCTACGACTTGATCTAGCGCCCTCTCTCTTGCTGGCCCAACCAAGTGAGCAAGTTTGCGAACCTGAGGGATGATCTCGCTGGCGATAAACGCATCTCCGACGTCTGCAAGTGACTTGATGTTCGAGTGTTCCGCTACGGCCTTGATAACTCCTCCAATCTGCTGGATGGTGACTGGACGATTCATGTAGGCGAATCGGTATGCCGGAAGCTCTTTGTTGAGAACCTCGACAACCTGAGTGATGTTCGCCGGAACGTGCTGCACTGGAAGTACGAGCATTTGCTTGTACGGCAGGGCTTTCGGCGGAGCCGACTGATTCATCAACGGGTGCCGCCCATGTCCTTTGGGGTAAAGCCTCGGAAGCCCACTTCCTCCCATCTCCTGTTTCGTGGTCTCGAATACCTGACGCTCGCCCGGTCTCAGCTCAGACGATTTCTTTGCCCCGAACTCCACAATATCGCGCCCGCTCAGCTTGTGCGTTTTCGGCGCGAGCTTCTTTCCCTTTCCTACGATACGTCCGAACAGCTTATTGCTTCGCGCCCTCTCTTCCTCTGTAAGTTTTTCGCCAGCTTGGAATTTCTGGCTAAGTCGCTGCTTTTCCGCCAGGTCTCGGGCCATCTTCGGCACGACCTCTTCCTTTGCTCCCGAAATGGAAGCGAGCTTCTTATGGACGTCGGATCTCACTCTGGCCGCCGCAGCTCGCTCTGTCTCCAACCCGAGATTGGGAGCCGCCTGCTGACTCGTGCTCTCAAGACGAAGACCTCTGATGCCGTCCCGCATGTCTCGGAAAGTCAGCGGCTTCTTCGGGTACTTTGTTTCTGGGATTACTCCGATTTGAGCACCCGCCGTAGCCATGTTGAGCATATCCTCTCGCCGCTGAGACAGTACCGATAGTCGCTTATCCAGGAGGTCGCGGGATTTGGACAACAGAGGTTCCCGTGCGCCTGTCGCTTTGCGGACTGCCGCATCGTACTTTTCGATCGACTTGAGCATCGCATTGGCGTCTCCTTCCGTGAGCGGCTTGCCTTGGAGCATGCGAGACAACTGCTCGTCGACTCTTTCCGGCGGCAGCAGGGCGGTAACCGCCTTCCCTTTTGCGCTTTCGTGAGACGTAATCTGCTTGCCAAGGAATTTCCGTGCAGACTCGACCTGGGCGCCCGCTCGCTCCGAACCTTTGAGTTTCTCTAGTACGCCCGTCGCAGCAGAGGCAACTTCCTTCACCGCCTTTTTGATTGGGCTATAAGACTGTGCAACTACCGACGCCCGTCTCTTGCGCACGGCATCTTTCCAAGGCTGCTCCAGTCGTCGGAGTCTGACCATCGCCGCGTTCGCCTGTTCCCGTGTGATTTCCCCGTCGGCGAGAGCCTTATCGACGACATCGTGAGCCTTCCGGATCGCGTAATCCCCGGCAAGCATTTCGTCCTGCGCCAGCTTGTCTCCTCTCTTTGAGAGACTCTTCAACGCATCTTCCAGAGGGCGAGTCGCAGTGTCTTTGCCTCCTGCGACTGCTCCATGGAACGAGTCTAGTGCCTCTCCAAGTGCAACCAGTTTATTGCGGGACGGGTCCTTCGCCCATTGCCTGGCCGTGTTCAGCACTTCCTCTCCGCTTCCGCTGCGAGCGGCTGCGACGTAAGGATGCACGTATTCTCCGACCGTGCCGAACGCCTTGGACAGCTTTTCTACGCGGCGGGCCTGTTTCTCAGTGAGAGGGAGTTGCCTGGCCATCTCCAGTAGCGGTGTTACATCGCCTGGCTCGAGTACCTCCTCGGCCGATGCGGTCTCCGTCGCACGACCCCCGAAACCTCGAGAGATCGACGTTTCCTTGTTTGCCTGCACGAACGCTTCAAGGTCGTCGAGTATGACGTCTGCGTTATCCGTCTTCTTGGTGAACACGCCGCTGTGCACGTCGGAGTCGAACGTCTTAGTTACGGCGTAAAGATCACGTTTGTTTCTCCCGCGAATCGAGTAGGACGTCGCCTGCTGCTCAACCTTCGTCGCCGCCAGAGCTTTTTGCTCCTGCCGACCGCTGGATCGAATCAGGCTTTCCTTGGCGTCTCCAACCGAGGCTCGCTTGATCTCCTCTTCGATCCTGTCGATAAACCTGCGGGTCCCTTCGGCGTCTCGACCGTTGACGAAGTCGCCGGCCATCTTGCGAGTGCTCCTAATCGAGCCCTCGTCCTCTTGCGGCTTCAGCTCGGAGAACGACCGCTTGACCGACTCCTCGTTTCCAGGCCCGAGTTCCTCGTCGACCAGGTCCATGCCGGTGTCGTCCGTCCTGGCTCGCTCAACCTCCAAACCTCCAAGCAGGCTGTCTTCCGCCATGTCTTCCCGTTGACTCTGGATCAAGTCTTCGAGAGTGCTTCCCTTCGGAGGCTTCTTTTGCCCGCCGACGGCACCGGTCACCGAGGTGATTCGGTCGGTGATCTCCTGACCGTTCATCGCTTCACGGATCAGATCGAGCGTCCTCTTTCCCTCTGCCGTGGAGGTCAGGTCATCCACTCTCCATGCCGCAAGGATGGAGTCGACCGGCGGAATCGCGGACTTGTCCTGGAAGTATTTGTTCCCTCTGGGTACGTTCCACGGGTGGAATCCTCGTCCGGAATCGTCCATCGTCGTGGCAACGACCATTCGTTCTCCGGTCTCCGGGTGTTCGACCACCCTGAAGTGGACACCGTCGACATAGGTCGCGGGCTTCTTCGACAATCTCTCGATCGCGTCGAGCGCCTGATATGCCTTCTCCCCCAAACCGGACGCGGCCGTTTTCGCGTCCGCGTGCCCCAACATGACGCTGTTGACCCTCTTCATAAACTCGCGACTTCCGGGAGCGTGCAGCAGCTCGTTCTGACCGGGACTCGACAGCGGGACAGAACCGCGAATCAGGTCTACCGATGCGGTAACCGGGCCGCCCGCGACTGCCGGAGGGGCGATCGCTTCACGCGGCTCGGCCGACTTCGGCATCAACAGCTCCGCAAGGGTCGGGACCGACTTCTTCTCCGCAGAAGAGATCGAGCCGGCACCGCTCAGCGGAACAGGTAGAGCCGGCGTCCGAGTGGTTGCCTGCCGGGTCTCGAACATCCCATAACGACCGAGGATCGAGTCCAGCTCGTCAAGTTCTGCGTCGCTGATGCTTCCAGCTTCCATCTTGTCTGCCAGCTCCGAGGCCCGGCCGAGGTTCTCCGCCGTGAACATCTTCCCGGTTTCCGTCGGAATGATCTTGCGGTTCTGGGACGCCTCAATCAGTGAATGTAGTCCGTGCCGTTCTGATAGCTTGGCAAGCTTCTTTCCTCCTGCCTGCTCTATCTGCATCAGTCTCCGAAGCCTGAGCGCGAGCGCACGCAACTCGGATACATCCTCAGTTCGGACACCCTCCGGAAGGTCAAACACTCCTAGGTCTACGATTTTGCCAAGTGCCTTCTTTACGTCCTTTGCCTTTGCGATCTCCATGTCCGGCAGAGCGTTGGCTGACATCGGAGGCAGCGACCGGCGAATACGCTGGTACACCTCGTTCGCGCGAGCAACCAATGTCGGCTCCTGCTCAGAAAGAGTTCTGTACTCGTTTGCGATTTTGTGCAGCGAACTGTGGACCTGAACCTGCTTCTTCGGCGCACCGGCCTGCGGCACTGGCCCGATCGTCTCCAACGGGTATCCCCTGTCCGCCGATCCGGCAGGATTGGAAAACTGCCGTCCGAGCGGTGTCTCCTCGAACAGCCCGGAAAGCGTTGTCTTCTTCCCTTCCAGTACAGCTCTCGACGGAGTGGCGGAATGAAACGGACCGACCACGCCTTCAGGTCGACCCGTCTCCGCAGCCGCAACGGCTTCCTCGATTTGAAGCGGAGAGATGCTGGCCCTCTTGATAACGTCCGAGTTTCTGATGATTGCGGCTTTCGCTTCCCTGATCGCACGCTTCGGTTTGATCGTCGTCACGGCCGCCAACTCGCTCGCCGCCTGTTTCGGGTCACGGCCCTCTGCAATCGCACGCAGAAGCTTGGTGGCCATCTCCCGCATCCGTTCCGGAAGCAGCAGGTTCGGGTCCTTTGCTCCTCCTGCCGTTCCCTCATTCGCAAGATTCGTCAAAGTTTCCGTCAGCTCGTCGACAACCTTGAACTTTCTCTGCTGGTCCATCGAAGACGTGACGGCCTTTAACGCCTGCGTATGGTGAGTCCCGCTCGACTCGTTCACCGCGTAGTAAGCCAACTTGTTGGCCGCCGCCTCCTGCTCGAGCTCGTTCAATGGCTCCTTTCCGCCTCCGAAAAGTCTGCTCAATAAACCTCCGCGCTGAGGACTGTTCTGCGGTCCACCGGACAGTTCGCCTGCTCCCGCCGATTTCTCAGGCGACACGGGCTTCCCCTCTTCCAACGCCTTCGCTGTCGAAGTACCTGTCGGCTCGGCGTCCGTCCTCTTCGGCAGGGGTTTTGCAGGCTCCTCCTTCGCCGGCGGTGTCTTTGGAACGTCCTTCCGTGTCGGAAGCGCACCGGAGGACGCTCTCGGCTCCTTCTCCACTGGAGGAAGTTCCGGAACGCGTCCTTCCACGGCGGACGGAGACAATCCCTGCTGGGAACGGCGAAGAAGGTCCGACAGCTCCATCGCCTTTGACTGCTCCGGGCTCCCGCCGAAAGGCTGATCTGGAGGAGCAGCCATCGCCGAACCCTCGTAATCGCTCTGGAACATCGGAACGTCCGGACGCTTCGGAAGACCCTCGTTCACCAGACTGTAGTCGGCGGCGTCAATGACCTCTGGAGGTGTATCCGAAGTCAGATGGCGAGTCAGTGATTGAGTCGGAAGGTTCGCATCCGGAGACACCCCGGGAAGCGCACCCGCCTCCGCAGCACCTTGCACGCCGATAATCCTCGCCCGCATGTCCACCAGTTTCGCAAAGTCGGATGCGTCCATGCCCTCAAGATTCAACCGACCGGCACGTGCATCTCTCGCCACGGAATCCAGGGCACGCATCGTCAAGTCTTGATCCAGCCCGCTCCTGGATTGCATCGACAGCTTGATCGCCTCGATTACGTCCTTGCTCAATCCCAACCGCTGCAACTCGTCGATCGTCACACCGGACTGAGCGCGAACCGCCTGACCCACGTCCTGCGCAGGACTCGCCGACAAACCTTTCAGATAGTCCGGAACCTCTCCCGATGGGCTCTCAAGAGCCGAAGAAGGACGAGTGAAGTTCGGCTCTGGAAACACAGATGTCGCGTTCGGATCACTCGGGCTCGGACCCCCGAAACCGCCGCCGACCAACGACTCCGGACCTTCTCCAGGATTCCGACCGGCCAACATGTCGCTGAACGACTCCTCGCCAGAACCGCCCGCCTCGGGAAAAGTCGCCAAGACCGGGTCCTGACCCTTCAACTCCCACTTGCCCGTCTTGTAGTCTTGAACCCACAACTCTCCATTCGGACCAACCTGAAACGTCTTCCCGGCTCCGCCCGGACCCGTCAAGTTCCCCTTCCCCGCCAAACGAGCAGCCTTCGGCATCCCCAACGCACCGCGCCCGCCTTCCGGCGTCACCGACTGCTCCTTCGTAATGTCCGCCAACGTGTCCGACACCAACGGATTCGCCGCCGGCAACCGGTCCGAAGCATGCAAATACGGATCGCCCATCCCCACAGGAGCAACGCGGTGCGCAGTCGAAAATACCTCGTCCGCCAACGAAGGTATCTCCTCGCCACTCTTCACCCGCTGCAAGACATTCTCCGCAGCTTGCTCGATCGCACGAGGAGATACCGCCAACTGGTGAGCCGCATCCTCCGCATATCCCGGACCACCGCTCGCAATCGCTCCAAAGTTCGCAGCAGGACCGCGAGCCGACATCTGCTCGAAATCCGACAAGCGACCGTACAGTCCCGACTTGAACGTGTCAGCCAACTTCTGCGCACCAACCTCGTCGCCACGCTCCAACGCAAGAGTCACCAACTCCCGGACCGCTGGACTCTCCAATCCCTCTAACGATTCCTTCGCTACCGTCTCCAAACCATGACGCAACGCACCACCAACCGCACCACCAGCCAAACGCTCCGCCAACGAAGTACCAAGACGCTTCCCTACTGCCGCACCCAAACCGCCCAACAATAAGCCGCCACCAGCCAATAACGCCGGATCAGTCAACACCTCCGCCGCTAACCCAGAAACCGGGCCACCCGTCAAGTCCTTCCCGAACGTGTAACCGCTGCCGCCGCCACCAATCACATGACGCACCGCCTCCGGCAACGCGTCAAACGCACCCATCGCCGCTAAACCTAAATCTCCAAAACCACCAGTAGCAGACCGAAGACGGTCCGAAAGCGATGAACCCCTTAACGTCCCGCCAAAACGACTAGCACTCGTACGATACGCCATCCGAATCTCCTTTCAAAATCCAAACGGCGTCCGCTTCTATCCTCCTCGATCTGCTCTTTGGTGAACACCTCAATCAAAAAACCCGAACCGGTGTAAACCGATTCGGGCTCAGGAAGCAAGGAGACTTCCAACCTGCCATATCCGGCAGTAGCACACCAACTCCCCTCAATTCTCCTTAATGCCACTCAGTAAGGCAACGCCGCGTTCGGGTCGTTTCTGATCTCCTCCAACTCCTTCTCCCGCTCACGCTTCAACGCCTCATTGAACTCCCGGCGACGACGCTCCTCCTCGCGAGCCTCCTCCGCTGTCATCTGGCTGCCGCCATCCACTGGCAAACCTCCAAACAAATTTCGGTCCGAAGATTTGTCCGTAGATTCAGACGAAGATTCAACCACCTCTTTGTTCACAGCCGACTCTGAAGGTCGAATCCGACGCATCCGGAGAATACCCAACTGAAATAACAATAACTCCAACGACGGCTCATGAACCAAAAATCGACCACCCCTCGAACTCAACGGAGTCAACAACACCACCGGCAATAACCCCATCTGTGCCATCAACCGCAAATCCTTCCGCGCAACGCGAAACTTCTTCGCAGCATCTTGGTCGCTCAACATCCGACCAACTAAACACGAATCTCCAACACTCCGATCTAATACCAAACCCGATAACTTCCCCTGCTCAGCACTCGTCAAAGTGCCCAACAACTTTCCCAGCACCCACGCGTCAGCCGGATCTCTCATCTCGTAACTCCTTGAAATTCCCAGAATGACTCCCGAAATCATGCACCCGGAAAAGAAAGATTGAAAAGAACATCTCCCTCGATTATACTTCCCTCATCAACGGCTAAACCTCAAAGCCGTATGCCCCTCGTTTCGCAAGTGAAGGTCACTCTAAATGAACTGGACGCCGAAGTCAATCAGACCGCGACGCCCAGTTCGGCGAAACTTCCGATATGCCCAGAAGGCCAACCAGTGATTAACCAACGGAAAATCACACATGGGAAAAACCTTCAAGCGGGACCGTACTCCGCAACGAGAGTGACGGGAGTCCAACGGACACAGATAAGCCCTCAGGGCGCGTTATGCCGAAAGCTGTGATCTAGTCCCACCGGAAGTTCGCTTACAATCTAACAAACTTCGACACCCGAAGTCAACCCCAGATCGCCGGTCTCAGACCTACGGTCACCTCTCCTCGGTACGCAACCTCCGTTCTCCTCTGCCGTTCCCCAAAACTCATCTAAAACGCCACAAGTACGTTCAAGCTCGTCTCGCCAAAACTCACAACCGCCTAACTCATCATCCCGCCAATCCGGCAAAAACCACCCAAATCGCCCCAAATCGCGCAAAATCGCCACAAACACAGCGAAACCCGCGAAACCAGCGAAACCACACGCCGGCAAACGAAATCACGACAAGGGGCCAAAACCATAACCAACGACGAAATCCGCAGCCGACCAGCCATTCCGCTCCAATATAACGGATTCCCGTCCAATATCACGGATTTCAATACATCAAATGCCACCCAGGTCGGCGGGTGCCCGTAACCCAAAATCACTAAGGGTTTCCCGCAAGTCGAGACTTGGCCCCGAAATCTCAAAAAACGTCGGTGGGGTATATCTGAGTTCCTAACCCGCCGCCGGGGGCCAGGCCGGGCCCTGTTTCTGGCTCAGAAGCCGAAACTGCTGCTGGCCCTAAGCCCTGGCCCCGGCTCGTCTTGTGATCGCAGGCCGCCAAACGGCAGCGTTCTGTTTGCCTGCGATCACGCCCTGTGCTGCCGGTAATTTAGGCTCTGAAATTACCGTGCAGCCCCCTCTACAGAGTGTGTTTCTGTATATGTTTTACGGATTCTATGTTGTTGATTCCGGCTGCCCTGCGCGTGGCGGGGCGCCGGGTCAACGAGCGAGGAGATTGCAGAAATGCTCCATCCCATCAGGAAGGACGGAGAGTGGGAGCTCGTCCCACTCCGCCGTCCGATCGCGGTGTCCACTTTGGTTCCCCGGGTAATCCGGGCGAACCAGAGCATGTCAATCCCTGACGCCGCCCCAGAGCTCTGGGCGGCGCTCAAGGCCGTCGGGCTGACCAAATGGATCAGCTCTGTTTCAGAATCATTCCCAAAGGGCGAGGTCATCCTCGCCCGGAGGGATATTCAACGTCTGGGCAGGCTCGGGGAGATTGTTCCCCCCGAGCTCGCCCAGAAGCTCCGGGAGCTGCGTGAGCTGCTCCCGTAATCTGTTCCCTTTTCCGCGCGGTGCTTCGGCGCCGCGCTTTTTTTGCTTCTGTTGCTGTTTCTGCATCTGTTGCAGCGGTGCTGAACCCGCCAGAGCCGTAGCTGCGGGAGCTGTATCCGGGGCAGTGCTGTTGAACCCGCCAGAGGAGTGTGCACATGTATAGGGCATGTGACGATGAAGTTGGGGTTAATT